TCAAGGACGAGATTGTCCTGAACGCAAAAGTTATATGTCGATATGGCTTATTATACCTCCAGCACTGTTCGTAATAATGATGGGTGGCATGGTTTTCATCGGTTTGCAACAAGATAGAAACGTTGTGCGCTATAATTGCAGTCTTTCTGAGATAAGCCCTGATTTTCCAGTCGCAGTCAAAGAAGAATGTAGAAAACAGAGAAAATTATGAAGATTTATATCAACAAATACCGCAACCATTGGCTCTCTCCATACACAATTTTGGAAAAAGTCTTCTTTTGGCGTGAAATTGACTATGACGAGCCGATTATTGAAAAATGGTCGGACCGTCTGAAGCCGTTTTCGGTCGGTTTACAGAAGATTTTGGACATAGTTCATCCAAAAGTCAATTATGTGAAGATTGACTATTGGGATACTTGGTCGATGGACCATACTTTGGCTGATATCATCCTCCCGATGCTAAAACAGCTAAAAGCAACCAAACATGGATCACCTCTTGTTGAACTCGAGGACGTTCCAGAAGAACTTCGCGCTACTTCGACTGAAGAATGGGAATCTCAGAAGACTTTTGACTTCTATGAAGAGGCTCGTAAAGAAAAAGATGTTGATTATGAGCTAGTTCACAAGCGTTGGGACTGGGTTTTGAACGAAATGATTTTTGCGTTTGAACATAAGGTTGATGACTCTTGGGAAGAGGCTTTCCGTAGTGGAGTAATAGACATTGTTTGGGTTAAAGATGAAAAAACCTATAATGGACAACAACTACATCGTATGGAAAGAGGTCCTAATGATACATACGAATGTGATTATGAAGGAATGCAGAAAGTCCATGCTCGTATGGAAAATGGATTCCGCCTCTTTGGCAAATACTATCAAGGTCTTTGGGATTAATGTTAGATTTATTTAAACCTACGTTTGATTGGATTCGAGATGATTTTAAGTCTAACAGAATTCGCTTTCTTATTGAGCTTCTTGCTTGGGCTATTAGTATTGGATGTAGTATTACTATGGCACTCACAGTCCCGAATCCTCCGCTTCTCGCTCTTTATCCTATTTGGATTACTGGTTGTGCCCTGTACTCTTGGGCTGCTTGGACTCGGCAATCTTTTGGCATGTTGGCTAACTACATACTGTTAACTACAATTGATACAATTGGCTTAATTCGCATGATTGTACAATAATTCGTCTTTATGGTATAATAAACCATAGGAAAAAATATATGAAAATCGCACTAGCTTCAGATATTCACCTCGAGTTTGGTGATATCAATTTACAAAATACCGACAAAGCAGATGTCCTCATTCTTAGTGGTGACATCTGCGTCGCTGCTGATCTCGGAAAACCAGATCCCCATAATATTATGGACGGTGCTCGCAGCAATCGCATCGTTGACTTCTTCAAGCGTTGCTCATTTCAATTTCCTCATGTAGTTTATATAATGGGGAATCACGAGCACTATCACGGTGACTTTGCTAAGAGTGCAAACGTTATTAAATCAATGTTGGCATCTAATATGCTCAGCAATGTATATCTTCTCGATAAAGAAACCAAAGTCATCGATGATATCACCTTCATTGGTGGAACTCTTTGGACAGATATGAATAAAGAAGATGCGTTAACTTTATATCATATGACATCTATGATGAATGACTTTCGCACTGTCGATAACAGCAATCGTGAAGCATCATTTAGAACCTTTGACGAAACCGGAAATGTAAAGTTTAAAACGCGCACTGCTCGGTTTTCACCTGAAGATGCAGTTGAAGATCATAAGAAAATGCTTGAGTATATTCGTGTTATGATTGAAGGTAAGACCGACAAGTTTGTTGTTGTTGGACATCATGCTCCAAGCAAACAATCTACTAAGCCTCGTTACCAGAATGATACATTGATGAATGGTGGATACTCATCTGATTTGTCTGAATTCATTTTAGATCATCCTCAAATCAAGGTATGGACACATGGACATACTCATGATAAGTTTGATTATATGATTGGTAGTACACGTGTTATCTGTAATCCACGCGGATATATTAACTACGAAGCTTCTGCAGATCACTTTACCTTGGAGTACTTTGATGTCTAATCGCTATACTATTACTCTGGAAGAAGATCCAGAAACTGGTGATGCTATTCTCCCTCTTCCTGCCGAACTTCTAGAAGAAGCTGGTTGGAAAGAAGGAGATACTATTAAATTTACTGACAATAAAAATGGAACTTTTAGTATGACAAAACTTGAAACTGAATTAGTGTTGGTTGATTGTGTTTCTACATTTCGTATACGCTATGTAGTAGAAGTACCTATTGGCAAAAAAGAATGGGCACTTGATACTGTTGTTATGAATGACGCTGAAGAAATCTCTCAAGAACATCTTGGCGAACAAATTGTTTCTCATCGTGTAATTACTGATGAAGAATATCTTCGTGTCTTCAATGAAGATAATGATTATCTTAATTCTTGGAATGATGAAGATAAGCGTAAGTATATTAAACGCTGGGAAGAAGAATCCACCAGCGAAGTTGAACATTCAAAATATTACTATGATACCGAGAGAAACAAGTGAAAATCTATCTTGATATGGATGGAGTCTTAACAGACTTCGATAAGCGATATACCGAACTCTTTGGTGAAAGACCAACTGATGTTCAACGCCGTGCAAAACACTTCTGGTCTAATTGGGAAACTTTTATTCGAGGTGCCAATTTTAGTACACTCGATAAACATGAGCATGCAGACGCACTTTTGCAGTTTGTTCATGAGTTACGCGTGCCAGTAGAAATCCTGTCTTCTTCAGGTGGAGATAAGTTTCATTCAGAAGTAACTTGGCAAAAGACTGTTTGGTTGTGCGAGAATGGAATTCCATATAAAGCTAATATTGTTCCAGGCGGAAAGAAAAAAGCTGAATTGGCGCATCCTTGGCATATCTTAGTTGATGATACAGAACATGTTGTTGAGAACTATCGTGCTGCAGGTGGTACAGCTATCTTACATAAAGATATTAACTTCACTTTAAGCGAACTATCACGACTTCATCTGGAGTGGCAAGGTGGCGAATGAAACTAGTTGCTGCAATTACGGTTAGTAATTATACAATAGTACAAATGAGTCAAGATCAAATTGAAGATTATGTCTTAAATTCACTAGCACGCGAAATTAGTAACGAGGTAGCAAAAAATATGGTAATTGAACAAACTGAAGATCCTCTAAGTGATACTACTCGTTATAGTGGTACTATAACTTTAAACGCCCATCAACCTATGTATGGCGTGATTGCCAGTAGTACAGGAATTAATGCTGCTACTATTAGTGGTGGTAACATCATTAAAAAAAATGAAGAATTCAGAGTCGCTGAATATGTTAATAAAAATGGAAATATCACCCGAGTAGAACTTCAACGTCTTGAAGAAGATGGATGGACTACTATTCCACGTGTTAAAATTGAGGAGCTATAATGTACGGATATTCGCCTTCTACGCCACAAAAACTCGATAGTCAAGCAATACTGACAATCTCATCTTGTCAAGTAGTAACTTATCAATTTCAAGTAGTAGAATATATGAAAGATGATAAGATTATGAAAGTAGAACTTCAAGCACAAGCTACTACTCATGATAATACAGGCACTGCAATTCATAGTAGTGGATTTATGCCAATCCCTCGTATTCAACTTCCCTATGTTGAACATACAAAATAATTCGTATTTGTGGTATAATATATTATGAACATCTTTTACTTACACCACGATCCCAAGACCTGTGCTGAAATGCATAATGACAAACACGTCGTTAAAATGATCCTTGAATATGCTCAACTTCTTTCTACTGCTCATCGTGTTATTGATGGTACTGAGTCTATTGGGTTGTCTAAGTCAGGTCGAAAACAAAAGCGATATGTTCTTTCTGATGATCGTGATTCTGTGCTTTATAGCGCTACTCATCTCAACCATCCATCTGCAAAATGGACCAGACACTGTGAACAAAACTACCGCTGGTTGTTTAACATGTGGACATGTCTTCTTGAAGAATACACTTACCGCTACAATAAGCATCACTCATCTGAACGTCTATTGACTTATTTGGCTCGTCCTCCTAAAAATATCGATATGCACGAGCCTTATAGTGCTCCTTGGCGTGCTATGCCAGATCAGTATAAACTAGATCGTACTACTAAACAGTATACAATCGAATCATACCGTGCGTATTATCTTGGCGAAAAAGTAAAAATGTCTCGTTGGACTAATCGTCCTATGCCTAACTGGTTTGCAGATGGTATAAATACTTTATATGGAGATGCCTGTTACATCGAACGTGATGATAAGAGGGATCGTATTATATCAATGCCATTTTATGAATCTAAGCATGCCAACCTACAACTTTCGCAATACTAATACCGGTGAAGAGTTCGAACAGTTCATGAGCATTTCTGCTCGTGAACTGTACCTCAAAGAAAATCCCCACATCGAAACTATGATAACAGGAGCGCCTATGATATGCGATCCTGTTCGCGTTGGCGCGCGCAAGAAAGATACTGGATTTAAAGAAGTACTACAAAAGATACATGAAAGGGCACCAGGTAGCGACCTGAAAAAAATGAATGCATTTTAACTAGGAGTATTAATGGTAAGAAAAACCGCGCTAAAATCAGTTGATAATGAATCAAGCGAAAAGTATAAACCCGTGAATAACTCTCTAAAGATAAGGATTGATGATTTAAAAACATTCTCCCCTCTTACTGAAAATCAAAAATTATTTTTTGATGCATATAAAAGAGGAGATTATTTTGTAGCGCTACATGGAGTCGCAGGAACCGGCAAAACATTCTGTGCATTATATAAAGCATTAGAAGAAGTACTCGATAAGAGTAACCCATTTAATAAAATTATTGTTGTACGCTCAGCAGTACAATCACGTGAAATAGGACATCTTCCAGGTGATGTATCCGAGAAGATGGAAATCTATCAGCAACCATATCGACAAATTTGTGATACACTATTTGGTCGTAGAGATGCTTGGGATAGATTAGAAGAACAGGGACATATTGAGTTTATATCAACCTCGTTTATTCGAGGAATGTCTTTTGATGATGCAATCATTATCGTTGATGAAATGCAGAATCTAACATTTGAAGAAATCGACACGGTAATGACTCGTGTTGGTTATCGTTCAAAGATTATTTGGTGTGGTGACTATCGTCAGACAGACCTAAATAAGAAAAAGAATGACATGTCAGGAATCTTAAAATTCTTCGACATTGCGTACCATATGAATGCTTTTACAAAGATTGAATTCACGCCTGATGATATTGTCCGTAGCTCTTTAGTTAAGGATTATATTTTGGCTAAACTACGTTATGAAGACTCTATTTAAACATATCGAACATGACATACCCAAACTCAATAGAATCGATACGCCATCCGGACGCCGTTACGAGACACCCACTGGTAAAGCCTACCCCTCCGTCACATCGATCCTTGGACTCCACTCACAGGCACAAATCCGTGAATGGCGACAAAGAGTCGGAGAAGAAGAAGCGAACCGAGTGTCAAGTCGCGCATCAAGACGAGGTACTCGTATACACTCGCTCTGCGAGCATTATCTCCTCAATCAAGAGGTCAACCCTGACATATTTGATTTAGAAGCGTTTAGGTCAATAAAACCTGAACTCGAGAAAATCAATAACATATATTGTCTCGAGACTCAACTCTATTCAGATCATCTTCAAGTAGCTGGCACTGTAGACTGCATTGCAGAATATAATGGCCGGCTATCGATCATTGACTTTAAAACCTCTTCAAAAGAAAAGCATCGAGATAATATTCATAGTTATTTCATGCAAACATCAGCTTATGCAGTTATGTTCGAAGAACGTACTGGAATTCCTGTAGATAGACTTGTAATCTTAATAGCAGTAGACGAAAAACCAGATTGTTCAGTATTCATTGAAAAACGTGATGATTGGATTGGAGACTTCTTAGAACTTAGAGAAACGTATTCTAAGATTCATAACTCTTAATAAATATAGCAATTAAACTAACTTTTTATAGATATGCCAGAAATATCAATGTCTACAATTAGATCTGCGTATGGCGGGGGCTCAGCAGTGAATGGAGCAGGCGCTAACAAACTTGCTTTAACTGACTACTATAGAGGAGGCGCGTATCCTGCAGGTCTTGTTGGAATTTTTACAGGTAGTGCTAAAGTTGCAGATCTTATACGCGGTAAGTGGGTGGGACAGCGTATTACTGGTTCTACTGGAGCTCCAACAGAAATTTCATTGAGTTTTGAAAGTACTTCTGGATTAACTAAACTTACTGGCGGGTGGACGAGTGGAGGTGCTGATGATGGGTATTGGGCACTAACTATCCCTTGGTCAATAAACTTTCTAGGAGTTGCATATACTACTGTATATCCTGCAACTAATGGATATATCACATTTGGAACTGGATCAACTGCATATAGTGGATTAAGCGCTTCAAATCCTCCTTATCCTAAAATAGTGTGGGGAGGTGCCGATAATTCAGGTCAACAAATTTATTATGGTGCTCAAGGAACTTCTCCTAATAGAACTTATAGAATACGCATTGAAGGTAATAATACTACTAGTGGAACGACTGATGCTCCAACAATGCTTACTGAAATTATCTTTTATGAAAATGCTCCTTCACAAATAGACATACATATTTGGCAAAATTCTAAATGTGATAATAATAACGTTGCTACTCCTGGTGGAGCAGTAGCACCAGCTACTTCTAGTACTCCTTCTACTATACCAACTGGTGCTAGCACTAGTCCAGCACCTACTGTTAGTAGTAATGCTGGAACAATTAGTATGAGTCCTTTTCAAGGTGTTACTGGTAGAGTTCTTACGGCGGTCACTGCAGGATATTTCACGATGTCTTCACAAAGTAGTGTAACTATTACTACCGGCAGCGGAAAGTATTTAAGTAGTTATACTTATTACTATGGTGGATGGAGAGAAGCTGGTTATGATCAAGCTGGAAACGCAGCTGGTAATAATACTAATGCTTTTGGCACCCCTAGTGTACAATCTACTTTTATTACTGTAAATGGTTCATACTTTCCAAGAGCATGGTATTATTATTATGATTCGAGCGGTAATGGTTCTATAGTATTAACATTGTCTTGTCCTACTGGATACCCAATTGTAAACGATGGGACTATACCGTCATTTACATTTCCGATGCGAAATCCATCTACAGGTGCGATTATAGACATGACTTTATCAAGTCCTTATGGTACAGAAAATTTTATGGTTGGTAGTTTGTTTTGTACTAAAATAAGTAAAGCTAATAATATAACACCGCTTAGTTCGTATTATCCACCGGGCGGTACTGCTCGTAATATGATAATAAATGCATATGTTTGAGGAATGAAATTGATAGATTTTAAAATTATTATTGAAGAATACAACCCAACTTTAGCACGATTTATAGTTTCATTTATACCAAATGATAAAAGATGTCTTCCTACTTCAATGGGAGTAGCTTGTTATCGTGAAGACATGACAGAAGAAGAAATCTTGCGTGCTATAAAAATTTCAGCTCCACAAGAAATGTGGCGACATCAAATAGAATTACATGAAAAAGATCATTCAGTATTTAAATCTCTTGTTAATAGAGAATTTTCATCTATTGATATTGAATTAACTGATGACCATATAGATGAATATCGTATTCAAACCATTGAAGCAACAACTCCACCAAAATCTATTTCAGAAGAAGTAGATGAATTTATATTATCAATTTTAAATGAACAACCAAAGTGATAACTTATACTATTTTAGAGATGGCACACGAGTTCATAGTAAATTATTAGCAATAGAATATGAAACTATAAAGCGTGAAGAATGTCGTCTTTATTATCACGATCATCTATATGATGCAGTAGATTGGAAGACAGAACCACTTCTTTCTTTAAATGATTACTACGTTGAACAGGCTAAACGAATAAGAGAAGCCTATGACTATGTTATTCTATGCTACAGTGGTGGTATAGATTCTACTAACATATTAGAAACATTCCATTTTAACAACATTAAATTAGATAAGATCTTATCTGTTGGAGCGCTGTCTCAAGATTCTTATGTTGGAGACGATACTAATCATAATGGAGAATTGTACTATAATGTATTTCCTTACATACAAGATCTTGGCTTAAAGAATATTTTTCAAGTTTTAGATTATACTAAACACTTCCCTCAACTTAAATCACTATCAGTTGCTCAACATAAAAGCTGGATTGAGGAAACTGGTAGTTGGTTTAGCCCTCATCATTGGGTTTGGAAAGATATACACGATTATGTAGTTCCATTTGAAATGCGAAATAAAAAAGTCGCAATCATATTTGGAAGAGATAAACCTTCTTTATCATTTGATGGAGATGGCTATTATTTTTCATTTATGGACGCCGTGTTAAATTCATATGGATTCTATAAAGGAAGAGACAATATCGATGTCATCAACTTCTATTGGGATCCTACATTCCCTCAAATTCTAGTAAAACAATTACATGTTATAAAGCGTCATCAAGATCTGCAAAAAAATCTAAATCTGCGATTTGACAAAGATTATATGGTACAATATATTAATGGTCTTAGTATACATGAATTAATATATGATATTAAGAGACCTTTAAAATTCGTAAGTAAAAAAAGTCAATCTACTATCCTGAGTTTAAGAGATACATATTTAAAGAATGCTAAAAACTCAGATGTATATGATATGTTTAGTTCTGGTGTTCGTGAAATAAGAGACAGACTTGGGAATATTACCATTCCTCATAGATATTCTAAAAGATACTATATAACATGATCAAAAATAATTGGGTGACTACTAGTTTATGTGATAGAAGTGAACATAATTTATGTGACTTCACTATGACAATTAATCCCTATCCATTTAAACAAGATACGTTTAAGAATAACTCTATTAGAGTTGCAAATGAAATTTGTAATTCACATGACAACGTATACGTAATGTATAGTGGAGGATTAGATTCTGAGTACGTATTAAGTGTATTCTTGGAAAATAAGTTACCAGTAACTCCAATTATGATTGTCACTCCTTATAACAAAATGGAATTGACATATGCTATAAAGTTTTATAAAAAGCATAATATAAAACCGGAAATAGTCATATATGAAAAATATGAAATGTTTCAGAAAATGATTAAGTGGGCAAAACCAAGAGGATACTATTCTTTAATGAGTGCGCTCAATTTAGAAATTTGTGATATAGTTTCTAATAAAGGTGGCAAATTAATAACTGGAACCGGTGAACCTTTTACTCCAATTCGTACTAATACTATAACGGAACAAACTAACATCATTGAATTTTGCGAATGGGAATTTTATATTAATGAATATGATAGTACGCATCCTGGTGGTTTCTATACATATGATTTAGAGTTACATCATTCTATGCTTACCGATGTGCAATATACAGGAGATATGCAGAAGAGTAAGAGCGAACTATATGGTTTAGAATATAGACGTAAGATATATTGGGATAGAGAATTTTATGAAATATTTAATACATTAAAACCAAATGTAAAAAGATATGAAGTTGCCATAAATGCTAAATCCTATAAAGACGCATTATTGTCCAATTCATCAACAACATTTAAATGAAATACATTATATTTTTATTACTATCACTTTTCTCTACTATAACAAATTCTCAAGTCATTGATTTTATAGCATCAGCTTCTCCGGGTGGACCTACTGATACTATTACGAGAAGAGTAGTAGAAGTTCTTCATGATAAAACCAATTTAAAATTTGCTGTCCTTAATAAACCGGGAGGGGCTCATACAATTGCGTGGAGACATATGATGGCTAGTAATAAGCCAATGATAATTATTAGTACTCCAGAAATTCTTAATCATCCGGTGATTAATGAAGTTGAGCAAGTTTATAAAATAGGAAAGTTCTCCACTTACATATTTGTATCTAAAAAGTCTGGCATAAGAACACTTGATGATTTAAAAAATCTTTCAAAAAGAAGAGAAATAATATTTGGACATAGCGGTGAAGGTACATATAGTTTCATCGGTATGAATGAATTATGTGATGTCATAATTAAGTGCTTACCAATTCCATATAAATCTGGACCAGAAGGAATGTTAGCAGTTTTAACTGGCGAGATAGATAGCTATGCATTAGTGTCGTTTGGATCAAAACAATTTTTAGCAAACGATAATTTTACAGCAATACATCAACTAAAGAATAATAATAACTTCATTACAATGTTTTCTAAGAATGTATCTAAAAGCGACATAGAAAAAATAAGACAAGCATTAAAGATGGAACTAACATCTACTTTCTATGATGATATGGGATTTGAAAAATGATAAACAAAGACTTAGGATATTATCTATGCAATGGTATAGAGTTTCAATCTAAAGTTGATGCACTAATATATTCCACCACTGTCGATAAACAAGTAAGATGGATATTTCATGATGATTTATTTGATCAATACCCTTGGCAAATAGAACCTGAAGAATCTTTAGATTATTTCTACGATAAACGTGCACGCGAGCTAAGAGAACAATATGATTATATTATTCTTAGTTATAGTGGAGGGTCTGATACTAATAATATATTAGAAGCATTTCTTCGACAAGGGTTATTCATTGATGAAGTTATAACTAATCATATATCAAAGGCTACTAGTTCAACTACAATATTAGATCGTAATATAAAAAGTAGTTGGAATTTTGCTGCTGAGCATGAATTGCAAGCAGTTCCTAGATTAAAGTATATTAGTGAAAAATCTCCAAGAACTAAAATAACTGTACTAGATGTAAGTGATATAGTTTTAAATTCGATGAATCAGTTTGACGATGTTGACTGGGTATTAAATAGAAATGATCACTTATCGATTGGTCAATTATTTCGATATAACTATTTTCATTTTGGAAATATTAAAAAACAATTTGATAAGAATTTAAAAGTTGCTATTATAGTTGGACTGGAGAAACCTAAGACTACTATAGTGCAAGGTGGTCTATATACATCTTTCTTTGATACTGTTGCTAATATTACAACCATTAATGATTTTAATGATGACTACGATAATGTAAAAGTGGAAATGTTTTATTGGAGTAAAAATTGTTTACCTATGCTATGTAAACAAGCTCACGTTATTAAAAGATGGATTGAAGAAAATCCAAGAATGATATTTTATTGGAGATTGCATGCTAATATCAATGGTGTAGATTTTGATGCTGGCGATCTAAATAGACTTGTTCATGAAAGAGTACTTCCAAGTGTAGTATATACCACTTGGGATAAAAATTGGTTTCAAACTAATAAATCTGTTATGTGGTGGAATACTGAGTTTGATACTTGGTTTAGAAAAGATCCACATTTAAATAAACAATATGAATCATGGAAAAGAGGAATCTCTTTCTTAGAGCAAAAAATACCAGATCATATTTTATATAAGAATGGTAAAGCAGATAGAATGAAAATATTCAAACATAGTTATTATATTGGAAAAATGAAAGGCTATATAGATGTTTAATGTTAAATCAAAATTTCAAGAAAGAATTCCACGCTCTCTTGCTAAAGTTATAACTTGGAGAGTATTAGTTACTATTACTAATTTCTTTGGTGGATGGATTGCCAGTGGAAACCCTTGGGTTGGCCTTGGAGTAGTAACCTTTGCTTTAGTAGTTAATAGCATAATGTACTTCTTTCATGAACGTGCATGGAATGCTAGCGATTGGGGAAAGAATATAAAAGATGAAGTACTATAAACACGTTGAAGCTGGAGAGTTTGAAAAATATAGTATTGATTTTTTAAGATACTATCAGTTAAACAAAAATAGTAAATTTCAATGGGTTAATCATTTTTGGAATCCTTTAGACTCATCTTATAACGATGATTTTCTAGAAAAAAATCCTTTATTTCGAGAAGGAATATCTAAGTTTGGTGAAATAAATGAAATGACTTTATTGATACTAAATGGAGATACTTCTACACTTCATATAGATCATGAAAGTAGGTTGAATAAAGGAATGAAAGCAAGATTGAATATTCCTGTTGCCAATTGTAAGGGTTCTTATACTGCATTCTTTAAATTCACTCCAGAAGAAGAAGCTAAAAAAGATTTGTATCCTGGAGAAGTTTGGACATGGCCTCGAGAAGTTAGAGACACCGTTAAGCCTATAGTAGAATTTGAATTATTACAACCTACTATTATTAGAACATCACAGCCTCATACGGTGTTTTGTCGAGAATGTAAATTTCCAAGAATTTCATTAACAATATCTTTTAAAGAAGACGTAGTTAAATATTTAGACGAAGAATGATACGCATAAATACTACTATTACACCTATAAAACAGGAGATTTTATGATTAAAAGCAGTATTACTGAAACTAGATACGATCTTAACGTGCCGTGGTTTAAACCACCAGAAGAATGGATTGAAGAATATGGCGGACAAATTATGCCAGGAAGTTCTATAACATATTATGACGGTAATTACAAAAGAACATTTGTCAATTGGTATTTTGGTCTCGAAGAACTCAATAATTTTACTGCAAATCCAGAAGTATCTGAACAATGGAACTTAAGAATTAAACATAATATGGAAAATAATATTATTTTGACTAGAACTTTAGAAAAAGTTTCATCTGAAGAATATGATAAGTACGTTGAAGAACATACTATAAAAGAAGAACCTACTACAACTTAAAAATTGAATAATTATGAATGACATAAAACATGAAGCATACGTTCTTAACGTATATGTGAAAGATAATGATAAACATAAAAATATAATACAAAAAGTTGTATGGACAGTTATTTTTACTAGGGGAAAACATTCTAGTGTAGCTGCTGGCGAATCTGAAATAACATATAATAGACTTAATGACTTTATTGAAATAGATGATGTAGATCAAGAAATGACTTTAGACTGGGCTTTTTCTTCTCACGGCGTTTCAAAGGATCAGTTTATATCTCACCTTATGAGTATACATGTTCCGGAAATTGAAAAGAAAGAGCGTGAAGATAGCTTAAGAATGTGGAATAAACCTCTAAAAAATCAAACTTTAAATCAAGAGACGTTCTTAACTGCGTCTGTTGATCAAGATATCTTAGATCTTTTAAAATAATTGTACAAATAATCGTAATTAGTATATAATAGTATCATAGATATTGCTGTATGAAGCAAAGAGAAAAGTGTTCTGGACGCGGGTTCAACTCCCGCCTGGTCCACCATAAAACACATTGCTTGCCCGACCGTAAAAGTCGTGGTAAACTACAAGAGAAGTGGGTTCGAATCCCAGGGACTGGTA